CCTTCCCCTCCATAAGCAATTTGACTCATGTGAAAATCAGTTCCCAATATATCTAGACAAGTCATTAGTTTACAGCATTTTTGAATATCTCTTGGAGTGGTTTCTGTTTCAGAAGCACTTGCTTCTTGTTCACCGCCATATCTATATGTTATTCTAAATCTACCTGTTCTAAGAATTGTAAACAAATATCCTCTTAAATAAACTACACCTTTTACTTCTTGAAAATATATTATACTATCATCATCACCTGTTGGTGTATTATCAACCCAACTTTCCCCATCCCAAAGTTCAAACTTATCACCTGCATCTTTATCAAATGTTTTAATATTTCTTTTTCTTGGAAATAATGGCATACCTCTACCCCAATCATATAGTTTATTTACACTAAATTCTTCCGTAACTTGTTTATCTGTCATCCAAGTATGCTGTGTTAATCTGTCAATTCTATCCTCATTATCCATTATATAATTTTTAATCATAGTTGTATTGGGATCAGTATTTGCATTTACAGATATTCTAAGCCAATCTGCAACATCCGTAACTGTGCAATAAACAGGAGTTCTAACCATATATAAGCATTACTTGGATAGTATTTAAATTATTCGTAAACTACGTTAATTTCGCCTGAAGATCCACTAACAACTTTAGCGAATAAAGCTGTTTTAAATGATATTCCTAAATCTGTATGAGGAATTGCTACTCCAGCGGATACCTTGTATAATACAGATCCACTTACATTTACATCTCTTAATTCCCAAACTCTATCGCCTGTAACAGCAATATATACGTGTTGTAGTTTGCCTTTTCGACCTACTGCTTCACCTTGAGATCCGACCAATTTTCGAGCATATCTAGAAGCCATTATAATATATAAAAAAAGGAAGTAGTATAAAAAGATTTACTAAATGCCTCTTACAACTACGGTTAGGTTTACTGCGTGGGAAGCTGCGTTTTGAGTAGCTCCATCTGCTAGTTTTCTCACATCAATAGAAGCGGTTGCAGCTGCCGAACCACTTGCTTCTTTAAAGAAGTAGAGGTTTACCAGCTCACTTTGATCGACAATTTGACAGAAATAGACCTGTTTTAAGCCTACTTGTGTAAAATCACAAACAAAGTTGCCTGTGGTTGTGTTAGAAAGGTCTTCTGAAGCGACAACTATGTCACATACCATTTCCTTTTCAACACCTACCCCACCCGGTTTTACAACGTGGGATCTATCTGCATTGAAATGCGAATATTTTGCATTTGTTGTTATGGTTACTGCCATAAGACGAAACCAAGAAAATAGTATATAAAGATTATTATATATAGATATATAATTCTTTTATATAGGAATAATTTTTTGAAAATTTAAAAAAAAAGAAAGGGGGGTATTTTATTAAATTCCTGAAGCTATATCTCTAACTTTGGCTTGTGCTTTAAAGTTTCGACAGGTAGTTTCTGCTAACATATTATACAAAGCTCGATCGTTGAAAGCTTCGTTAATGAATGGATAGCCCTGTTGTCTTTTTCCTGCTTCGTAATAAACGATTGGCTTTAGTACCTGAATACCGACCAATGGTTTGTTTGGAGCATTTTTATCTGCACTAGTGTTCAAGATGAACAAGTCATCTACTGAACCTTCTGCTGATTGAGGTGTATCCTTTGAAGGAATGAATGGAAGTCCATATATCGTGGATATATGCAATCCAGCACCTGTACCAGTGAAAGTATCTACACCGTTTACGCCTACGCTAAATTCTGTTCTTAAATCAGCTGTGTTTTGGATACGATAAGCGTTCATATAGATTGATTGAACTTCGGAGTATGTGTCCTGTCCACCAATCATAACTGTTGGCTCTTTTCCAGCTGCAATTCTCACATCTGCAAGAACATCCCTGATAACTGCATCGGTTAATACGTCAGCAGTACCTAATGTACCTGAAGGTGATTTTACAGTTGAATCGTATGTAGCTGTAGTTCTGTCAATACCGTTTCCGTTTGCTGATCGCCAAGGATCATATAAATCGGCTACGTTACTGTGTGCCTCAAATGTATATTCTGCACCTGAAGCTACAATTCTATCTAGAGATTCTAAGTTCAATTTTTGGTTTTTGTCAGTTTGTACTGTATCGACAGGAATGTCGGTAAGCATTAAATTGTCTCTTTCCTTAAATTGATCACTAGCGTAAACTCTTTGCTGTGCAAGAGAACCGTAGTTATCATCTCTGGAGTTATCTACAAGCTGTTCCAAAAGTTCTGATGCTTCGAATACGTATTGTAAGGTTTTTGGTTTGACTGTTACTTCTTTAACTGTAGGTTTTACAGCTGCGGAAATCTGTCCACCTTCTACTGTACCACCATATCCATGAACTTTGTCGTTCACAGTTGGTAAGTTACTTGCTTTTGCACTAAAGATACGGAAACCTGAAAAGTCCCATACATATTTTGGCAAAGCTGCGAAGATGTTTGCTTCCATGTTGAAGTTAGCCCATGCCATAGCTCCGAATAGAGGGTTATAGTTCCCACCTGCACCCGGATCTGTGGTACTGAAACCTGCTTTCAAAATCTCGTCAGGAGTTCTGTTATAGGTATAATTAACTAGTTCATCTATTGAACGTAGTCCTAGATAGGTTGACAATTTAGTATGCCCCCTGTGGTAATCCGTTTCCGAACTCGCCACTTTCTAGTTTGTTGTGTGCTATAACCAGAGCTTCTTCTGCACTAGATGTTTGTCCATTCCAACCACCAGCGATTGCTTTCAATATTTGATAGCCTGTTGGGATTGTTGACTCGTCATCTTGAGCTTTGAGAACTGGTCGAACCGTCTTTACAATTTCATATTCTGAAGTGTCTTCGTCAGATTTCTTGACTTCTTCTTTCTTATCATCTTTTTCTTCGTCTTCTGTCTTTGCAACTTCTTCCTTTTTATCGTCTTCTTTCTTATCGTCATCTGCCTTATTTTCCATCTTTAGACCTTCTGCATCTGCGGAAGGAGTTTGGAGGGCTGGTGCGATTATTGAAGCCTGATCTTTAGGTGATGGTGCTAACTCATTACCTACGGTAACTTTGTCGCCAACATCGTCTTTATCCTCGACCTTTGGTTGATTTTCAACTTCTGTGCCGTGATCGACAGGGTTTGCATTGTGTTCTTTAATTAAAGTTTCAAGACCATCGAATCTTTTCTCGAAAGAATCAATTCTATCTTCTTGTGCTTTAACTAATGAAGCAAGAATAGATGTAACTGAAGTGTCATCTGATTTTTGAACTGTTTCAGAAATTTCTTCTGTTTGTACGTCTTTTTCTGTAGTCATGTTGTTATATATAAACATTTTTGGTGATATATAAAGTTAATTTTTAAAACTTAGTTGTTATACTTTCTACTTAGTCTTTTTAGATATTCTAATGTTTCTGCTTCTTCTACTGCCTTTTTTACTTGATTTATCCCAAAATGGTCAATCATTTTATGAACCGTCCACTTTTCTTCTAATTCGTTTCCATGAGGAACTTGTTGTTTTTCTACTTCTTTGTTCTTCTTTCTTGCCTTACCTTCTATGCTTTCAGGTGTTGCTGGTATATGATGTTTTTGTAATCCTTTTGGTTTAGTAGGTGCTGTTAATGGTATTGGTTTAACTTGTGGTCTTGCTGTTTGTTTTGGTATTTGTCCCATTAAATCATTAACTTGTTTTGGGCTTCCTGTAGATTCCCCTACATTATCTGCTCTAGTTTCAGCAGATCTATTAACTAATGTTTTAGAATCTAATTTTTCAGTAGGCTTATCGAACTGTTCTATGCCGTGTTCAGTCTTTTTTACACCACAAACAACACATATATTTGAATTATCATCACATCTATAGTTATGATCTAGGTCTTTATCCTGATTCAAATCTGTTCCTTTTTCAAATTTACAACTTAAACTATTACATCTTATCTGTTCCCTACCATTATAGTCTTTTACCATTTCTTCTAAGCCTTGTGCCTTTGCAAATGTATTAACTGATTCAATAATTGCAAATGGATTAGCTGGTGTATCACACAATGCAATTTCATATAATTCTAATTTTCTTAATTCTAATGCCATTTTACCGTCTTTTTGGATTGGCTCACGTTCTTTACTTGCTCCACCCATGCTTAAACCTGCATATTCACCTTTTACAACCTTATCCCAAACTTTGTCATATAGTGTTACGCCATCTTTCTTATATAACTCACCTGTAATTAAAACAGTTGGGACACCCTGATATTCCGATTGTTCGTATGCAAGGACTTTACCTACCATTCTATTGCTATGGTAATCTGATATTACGGGATTTACGGACATAAATGTTTCCATAATTTTCATAACTTCTTTTACAAAGACAAATTCATGTTGTTTATCAATGATTTCAGCAGTTATATGACCTTTGAAAACTCTACGTTCATCGCCAGTCTCGAAGTTTTTACCGTTTACTTCTATGCCTTTTGTGATAAAGTGCGGAAACTCTATGTAATCACTCATATATAAAAAAGAAGGCGATAGTATATAAGTATAACTTATATTACGATTGTGATTCCTGTGTTGTATTTTGACCTGCACGGATACCCAAATATGTCAAAGCCGATCCAATCATAATACCAAACACAAATGTGAATATTGTGCCGTATTGTTCAGCTGTCATTTGAACATCGCCATCTAATAATAGACCTTTAGCTGCACCCCAACCAACAAATACTATTGCTGATATAAGGGACAGTCCTACCACTAGAAGTGCTAGATTTTGTTTCTCGAAACCCATAAATAATCAAAAAGAAACGGTTATATAAAGGTTTAATGTTCATTTATATATGGATTTCTTTGTATATGACAACATTTACACATACAATAAATTACACCCTTTTTCAGGGAACGTCAATAATAGGCTTGAAATTGAAGCCATAGATATACCTGAAAATCATTCATTTTGGTTTTATACAGGTATGAACATGGTAAATGATAATCTTAATGTAAACAAGAGGTATGTGCATATACATCCGGGAGTTGGCACTACTAATGCAACACGGTTTAAGAAAGAGCCAATTCACGTAACAAGACAAAATTTTGTATATAATGTTCAAGAAAAGCGTGTTGAAGTTAAAACACGGTTTTGGTCAAAACCTATTTTTGCTAAAAAGTGTATATATTATGGTTCTAAACTTCCACATAAAAAAATGACATTAATGGGGGAGTGGTATTATGACGCTGGTACAAATACCGTTCATTTAATAATTGATTACAATACTGAAAAGATTAAATTTCATTGGGAAGATGGATATGATGAGCCATCAAGAGCAGAACAGTTGAATAAAATAGCAGAATTAGAATATAAAATAGACAAAGCAGAAAAAAATATCTAACGTCTTGCATACCGTTGATCAGCAGTTTGATCTCTAGTTATACCATTTCCTAATGCTTCACCGGGATTTCTTGCATAAAACTTTCTTTTAATAATTTGATCAGGTGCATTTTTTCTTCCACCTTTCTTTCTATACTCTTTATGAACTAATTTTAGTCTTCGCATACAAGAATCACATAATGAACAGTTGATTTGCCAAGCATCATTAAGAACCCAACCAGCGTGTATATCACATAATTCATAACTTGTTTTTTTAATAACTAAACACATTAATCCTTCTGTTCCTCGCCTATCCATACAGTCCCCACACATATATATCAAGGTACTAATCACTTTATCGGTTTTACTACAACCATAGCAAAAGCCCTCACTATACATATTAATTCTAGTTTGTTCATCTGATTGAACAGCTTCTCTAATTTTTTTTGTATGTGTGTTTTCTTTTCCAGCTCTTTCCTTTAAATCACGTTTTTGAATCCTGTCTTTTTGATCTAAACCGTCTTTAATCCAACCAAACCTATCGCCCACTTTCTCTAACCCCCTCATTTACTATTTCTTTAAGTATGTATAGAACCATATCCTTAGACATTCCTTTTTGAGTAAAAAATTCAACAATATCAAAAGCTGTTGCAAATGGGTTATTTTCCATATATCTTTTTATTTCTTCAACTATTTCTGTATCACTAATCATTTTTCTTCGCTATTTGCTCCCAATAACTGCCTTTATTATGTGTTTTCTCATGTTCAAAAATTTCATTAAAATCACTAGATGTTACATGATGACTTTCTTCATTTTCCTTTGTCCAACCACAAATATCGCAAGTATATTTCAATTTAATCCTCATCTATGCTTTTTAAAAACTTATCCCAATCTTTTTTGCTCATACCTTTATTGCTTAATGTAGTTCCTGTGCCTGATCCTCTTGGATCACCTTCACCTGTACCTACTTTATCGCTTGGTCTTGCAATTTTTGGTTGTCCGTCAAATTGTTGTGCTTCACCTTCTTTTTTAGGTGAACTTGATGTTGTTTTATCATTATTACCTGCTCCAATATTTTGACCTGCTCCACCACCCATCATAGCTTCTTGTTTTTCAGGATTTGGATATTGTGATATTTGTATGTTATTTTCACCGTCAAATGCCACATCAAAGCCCATACCATATAATTTTACTGTGTTATCTATCTTTTGTCCTCTAACTTGTTCTTCTCTAAGTTCATCAATTTCTTCGCTTGTTACTAATTCAATTTTCCAATCATATATTTCCAATATATCAGTAATTTCATCAAAGAAATTTTCATTGAAAAATCTTTGAAACCATTTAATTGTCCTGTTTGTAAGAGTTACTTGAAGTGCTTCGTTTCCAAGTCCAGCTTTTGCCTGTTCACCATAGAATAATGGTTGAACACCGTAAACAGTTGAGATAATTTGTCTTAGTTCTTTTCTAAGATCGTTCAATTCAAGTTCTTTAAAGTTTGGTGTAAGATCAACATATTGAAGTGCTTGACCTACATTATCAGTATTTAGTAGTATTGGTCGTGGCATATATGGATCTTGCCTTGCACCTTGTCTTTGTTTTTCCATAAATGAGGCTACTGATTCTGCATTTCTGCTTCCCATAACCAATAATGATTTTGGTGGTCTATCCTTATCAAAGTATTTCCACATATATTCGTCTTGGTGCATAAGGGACATAACCTTTTTCCATACTGATTGAATTGGGGAGTTTCCATATAACACATCAGGATAATATTTACCGGGAATCCATATAATTTCTTTTTGAGTATAATACATCTTTTTTGGACTACTTAATGGGACACCGTAAGGAACGCTGTTAGTTTCTAAAAATGCGTTAAAAGCTTTACAACCACACTTATCACATACAGGTACTTCTAAAATATGATCTCTATGTTCATATTGTGGACATATATATCGTGGTTTACCATCACCGCCAATACCCAAAGTTGCCTCATCACTTGCAATTAAACTGCATTGAATTGGGTGTATTCTTATAATTTCATCTAATTTACTAATCTTTATATCATCTACTGCTTCTTTTGTTGCCCCTGTTAGTGGATCAGGTTCTTCTAACACCTTTAAAGCCCATTTTCTAGACACCAATATATAACAACCGTCTATAATATCTAAATCTCTTTCAGCTTGTCTTGCAACAAGTTTCAATGATTGCTGGTTATTATTAACCCTTTTTTCAATTAATGACTGTAATATCTGTCTATTCTTTGGATCAGGTTTTGTCCATTTTCTAGGATTTTCATTTCCACAAGCGGAACACATTAATTTTTCTTTGGCTAGACCTGTTCTAGATTTTGTTAATGGTAAGAACTCTTTTAGTGGTTTTTGTTCGTATTCTTTCAAACAAACTAGACATTTATGCTCATATCTTGGTATAACTTCTATTCCATTTCTAAACATTTCTCTTTGAATAGTTTCTATAACTGCCCTTAAATCGCCTACATAATCTGCTAATTCATACATTCTATTTGGAGCAACCCTCCACATTGGAATTTTACTTCCATCAGGCGTATCCATGAATGGATATGGTGTACTAGCCCTGCTGTTTGCGTGTAAATATTCATCATTTATGGTCTTTCTCATAGAATAATGGTCTTGTGTTATCCTACCATAGTCTTGTGAATCAACTATCTTATAATTACGAACATCCAAACTTTCCCTAATCTTGCTAAAGAATCCCATATATTACCCAATCCTGTCAATGTATATAAGTATTTAGACGTATTCTTCCTCACATTGTTCGCATTGATAAAGCGGTTTTTCTTCGTATTTATAGGGTGTCAAAACTATTTTACCTTTACATAAAACACATTTCATATATTTAAGAGCTTCGGTGTCCTTATATAACTGTTTCTTTTGATTTTTTTGCCTTTGCCTTATCAGCTTTACGTTTCTTTTCTAGTTCTTCTGCTATTTCTTGGTCAACTACACCGTCTTCACTAAGCCCAAACATAACTTCTATCTGACCGTGTTTCGGACTATCAACCATTTTACCCATACGGTATGCACCTGATTTCTTAAAGTACACCCTGTAAGTAGATTTATGTGCCAAAACTGTACCACCTATTGCTGTTACAGGATCGCCATAAAATACACCGGGATTAATCATAACTTGATTTGTCCAAATAATTGCTATGTTATGAAAATTTGCCATATTAGAAGCCATAGTTAAAAATTCATCTAAGTATTTTTGTCTTTCAGATAACATGGCTCGTCCACTAAAGTCCTGTCTAAACAAACCTGTTGCACTATCTATAACAATTAATTTTATTTTATCATCTTCAACCAATAGTTTTTCAAGTTCTTGAAGAATTAAATATTGATCTGCTGAATTATATGCCTTTGCCCTAATTATATTTCCAAGTGCTTCCTTTTCATCTAATTTTAATGACTTTGATATTGATTCTATTCTTGTTGGCTCAAATGTTCCTTCTGAATCTATCCAAACACATTTCCCATCTAGTCCACCCTTTTCTTTTGGAAGTTGAACTCTTACTGCCATTGTATGACAAAACTGTGTTTTACCACAACCGAACTCGCCATATATTTCTGTTGTTGCACTAGTTTCTATTCCACCTGTAAATAACTTATCAAGTGCCTTAGTCCCTGTAGATATTTTTTCTAATTCATCATCTTCGTCCTTTGCTTCTAATCCTGATTGAAAAACAGGTGAATCATCATAAACTGATCTTGCCTTTTTAAATAATTCTACTGCGGAATCGTTGTCAATTCCTAACATTTCTGCGACTTTAGGTGGAGGTATAACGAATAATTGCTCTACTGTGGTAATTCCGTTTTTTTCAAATTTCTTAGCTGTACCATCACCAATACCCTTTAATTTGGTAATATCCATAACATTATATATAACATGGTCTATATAACTGTATGGCAACCGCTACAGTTTATACGATAAATGAAAATGATGAAGTAGTAGAACAGTTTGATTGTGATTATAATTTTGCAATAGGTCAATATTGGGGGAAACCCAATTTTAAAGGACGTTTCTATATTGCAAGAAAAGGTGTTGAAATTCCTTATAGCCCTAAGCAGAAGACTTTGAAGAACGTAAATCATCAATCTTCTCAACAGGATCAAGAACAATCTTCTTAATTTGTGATATAATTTCGTCTTTTTTCAAAGATTTATTTTCTAGAACTTTTTGTATTTCTTCTTGAGCAGTATGTATCACATCAATGATAATTCTTTGTCTATGCTGAATATCGGCAAATGCGGAAGATGTAATAAATAACGCCCTCGCCAAATCATGTGTTTTTAACTGACCAATGGGCAAATCAACGATTATCGCAGGTTCGTTCTTAACTCTACCGTATGGGATTTTTTGTAAATCTTTCAGTTGTTTCTTGATCGCTGGATTAATTACTACCATAACAGATACAAACTACCCTACTAATTAAGTGTTAGTATGATCATGATCATGATCATAGCTTTATATACTAAAAAGTTCCCGTAGGTACATATATGAGTATATGATCATACTTAGTATGACTATATGATCATAGTTTTACGCCTATAGTATTTAAGTGTAGTATGATCATGATCATAGTATAAAATTTAAAAGGGTGATAGCATTAAAAATAATATGCTAAATATCGATAGTGATGATGATCGTGCTTGGAAACCTCAAAATATGAGGCTAATAAACATGGAAGATTGTGATGAAAAGGGTGTATGTTATACAGAATCTAAACAAACATGGGTTACACTTCATAGTCATCTTAGTGAACGTGATATAATTGACACTTCAATAGAAGAATCACTTCATCAATGTATGGATATGTGTGGTATGACTCTAATTGCCAATAATGAGCAGGAAGAATGGTTTGTAGAGAAACTTTTTTGGGTTATGCGTGGGTGGATTCTTGCTGATGATGAAATTACACCGCAAAAAATAAAGAATAAACCGCAAGAAGAATTGGAATAGCACCAAAAACCATTAAAATCTTTTGTTTTTGTGAAATTACACCTGTATTTTTTAATTCCTTTAAAGCGGAAGATACTGCAATATGGGAGTCGTAAGAAGCCTTTAAATCATTAACTTCTTCACGAATTGAATCTATGTCTTCCATTGTTTCCTTATGTAAATGATCCATTCTACTAAATACATTGGAAAACTTCTGTTCCATAGCTCTATAAAATTCGTCATTTGAGATCATAATACAAAGTGGTTTGCGATCTATTTAAATTTAGCAGTAGTTATCTAATAGGCGTTTACAGGCTTCGGCTCTACGTTTATAAAAATCCTCATTTGTTGATTCATGTTTTGAATTATATAAGTCAAATAATTTCTTCCATTGGTCTTCATGTGGATCAGATTTTTTAGACATATTTTTATAAAACTTGTATCACTATATAAATGTTAGTATGGGAATCCCTCTAGGTTTAAAACCCTAACAGTATATGGATACCACCTAATTCCTATTCTTCTATAAACTTTTAGATTCTTTAAATTTGATTCTAATTCTCTATCATGTACTTCTTGTGTCCATTTGTTTAATGACTGACCAGCCTTGTTTCCCCCCTTATCATCATTTCTAAGTGTACCACGTTTATCAAGATGTGGATTATTTTGGAATCGTATCATCATAATCATGTGGGATAATTCATGGGTGATTACAGAACAATTCTGCAATACTGAAAGACCATAATCTTTAGTGTCATCAATAAAACATTCAACCGTATCTTTTCCTGTTACACCATGAGGTATTTTCATATCCATCACACCGCCAAGTGTTTCTAAATGCTCCGTACCACTTGGGTATATATCATCAAACATTTCTACTGGATATATTTTAATTGTCCAACCTTTTAGTTTGTGTGAACAGTCGGCAATATTTTCTGCAACAAATTTCCATATAACTTGACCATAAAGTATCTTGTCAATTTTTTTTGTGTAGTATTTTACTTTCAACGTATTAACTCCGATATTCTATATATGTAAGGACTAAACCCATCAATTCCACCAAATCCATCTGCACCATATATTTTTTTCAACATCTCTTTATCAACCTGTCCAATCTCTAAACTGTTTTCTGAAAATGGTTTCATACTAGGATACATCATGCTATGCTCATTATTAAGTCTATCTCTATCTTCTACGTAATGTCCGATTGATAGGGCATGACCAAATTCGTGCATAATTATTTTTTGAACTACATTAGTCGAAAGATCTCTTGGCACTTGTTCTATAGAAACTGTTGGCTTAGGTTGTTGTGGACACTCACCAATACATATAGCAATATTAGGACGGCTTTCATAGGATTGTAAATAAGTTAATATCATACTATATTGATGTGTTGATCTTGAAAAATCAAAAGTTGTAAATCCTAAAGCAGTTTCTTTTACATTTTTATCACCTTTATTTATTTGATCATAGACTGACAATATCTGACATTCAGGGAAGTCAGTTGGTACTTTATCTACATGATGTTTATATTCATAATATTTTATATCCATATACCAATCACCCCCTGTGTATTGTGTCATTTCATTTCCCCAAATTAAAACAGAATCAACTGTTGCTCGGAAAACATCTTTATGAAATCTTTCTTGGATTATTGGGTGAGGCTCAAATATACAAACTGTTGGATTGTCTTTGTGAACAAATCTTAGGGTTTCTATCCAATCTTCTGCATAAGCAAAATTTAACCCACTTGTCAATATTAGTAAAGGTATCAATATTTTAAGTATCATAAAAATTAGAAAGGCTTATATTATATATACATTTTTATACTACATGAAATATTGCCCATCTTGTGGTTCTGAATCTATTCAAGAAGAATCAAGTGAAAGGCAAGATGACTCATATCCTGAAGTATATTTTATAGACGTAGTTTTACTTTGTGAAAAATGTGGGTTAGGTTGGAATTGTGTGGGGACAAAAAAGGTTAAATAGTAGTATATAAATCAATGTATATGGCAGATTTGACTTTAGAACAAGGTCTAGCGAGATTACTAAGAATCGTTCCTAAAATCAGTTTAGATAATAGGGCAATACATTTGATCGCTGATGGAAGTCTTAATCAAGTAATTGCTGAATTTAATGGCACATGGACTGAAGAAGAAGAAGTAATTACAAAGATCGAAGATATAAAAGAAGAAGGATCAGATACAGGCTACCCACCTATCGAAGATGAAATTAAAGAAGTAAAAAAGAAAACAAAAAAGAAAGGCAAAACATTTAAGTTTTCTATCTAAAATATTCTTTAAATACTACTTTTTTATAATTTAAGTATGTCCTACGTAGATATGACAGCAAAGGATCTTGCACGTATGCTTAGTATAATGTCCGCTTACTTTGGGGATAAGAAAATGAAAGAAGCAGATATTGATCTAAGAAAAAAACTAGAAGTCATGCACAAGTCAGAATTAGAATGGATGGCAGAAGTAGAAGAAGATCAGAAAGAACTAGAAAAGGAAGACTAACTTTATATTCAATAACTTATCAATCAAGAGTGAAACCTTTAGAGAGTCAGGCGGTTTCATGCGTGAAGTCGGAAGATTAAACATCTTTCAACCACGTTAACCTCTAGGTTGAAACATACCTAGAGTGTTTATATACAAAAGTTTATATATAATGAAACTATATAAATGTTATGTCTATGCAGATTAGTAGATGTATCTGTTGTGATACAGTTCTACTTGACCAATGCAAACCATGTACTACCTGTGGAATAGTCGATTGCTATGACTAGTCCCTTCCAACTTTTTTAGATACGTTTATATTAGAAATACATTTGTGTAAAGCATGAAAATAATATTGGTATCAATATTGATGACACTAGTGGTTTTGTTTTTTAGTGTAATTATCGGCATGGCATTTGCTGAAGCACCACTACACATTGATATATATGAACACCCATTTACTGCAACTGTCTTAGAAAATGGCAGTATTACAATTCACAACGAGGATGATTCAAGATATGATTTTGTAGCTTGGGGTTGGTTTGATCAAGTATTACTTGCACCAAATGATTCAATAACAATCCAACTACCAACACAGAATTGTGGCAACGCCTGTTTCATTCCCGGTGAATATTATTTTACAGATTTATCAAGTGGGGAAAATAGTGTTCTAACAATAGAAGCAATATATATTCC